TCACGTTCGACGTACCACTTAATTTTGTTCAGGTCGTAGAGCGTTGTCGCCCCGTCCTTTCGGCCCAGACGATAACAGGCCTTGAAGATGTTCCCTACAGAAAAGTTCATCTCACGATACTCGATTAGGTCCTGTAGTTCAACAGCACCGGATGGCAGTTCGTAGTAGCTGGTGGACCAGCCGTCTGATTTAACTGTGGTTGAGGATGGCATTGATCTTCTTCCGTATAAAGGTGACTTCATCTGTATGTATAACTTGATGAGCAAACGACCGTACCTGTCGATAGTCTAGTCCGGCCAGATCGCAGACAGTAACGAAGTCCGTGGCTGTAACTCCAGTCTCGGCAAAGAACCACGCCCTCGACCTGCTCCGTTCAAGGACTGCTTCTGCTGACTCATTCTCTACCTCTGGCTTTGTTGCGTCGAGCATAGCCTGAAACACTACGGCCATAAACAGCAGTCGGTTTTGATCACCAGAGGGTCCATCTGATAATACCTCTAACTGATCTTTGAGGTCAATGGAAATCTTCGAGGACACGAGACACGACTTTCTCTTTCTGTTTGGCCGTCATGAACTCCTTCGGGATAAACCTGATTTTGTCGATGAAGCGATTGTAGAACAGTCGTTCGTCATCTCCTAGTTTTTCCGTGAGGACATTACAGACATGCTGAAGATGCGTCTCGCCATAGACCAGTCCGCTTCTTGTATTGAACTCGACAAGTATCTCGAAGTGAAAATTACGCTTACCCTGCTTTTTAATGTCTTCATTTACGTGCCGTGAAGAGGATGTGTATGTCCGCCAGTCTGATGACCGGGTCCGTACACCCTTCCGATACTGGTGATACTGCTTCTTACCTATATATCTCTGGCCTGTCAGAAGATTGACAATCACATAGACAAAACCGAAGGAGTTATCCGGGTCTAGCCGTATTCGTGACGGGTTCTTCCAGTGTCCTCGCCCCCTTGCGGGGCCTTTACCGGACGACTTCTTCGACATTTGGTGTCTTTGCTACATGGGTTAAGTACTTCACTCCGTTGGCGTATCGGAACCCTCGGAGCCCTGCGCCGCCGTTCGCATCGGCCCAGCATTCAACTTTGTGGTTGCAGAACGTGCAACCCTTCGCCAGTCCGAGATTGCCCGACTTCCCGTCTGGGACCGGATCGTGACATCGAGCAGGTGGCGTATCAGAAGACAGGACGGTTTTGACATGGGAGACCCGCTCCTCTGCATTGATCATGTGGTTGCCAGAGACGGTGCAGATTTGAATCTCACCGGACTCCTTGTTGATGGCAAGGAAGGCAGCACGATTATCACCACACGCCTGTGCGTAGCCGCTGATCTGCCCGATGTACCCAAAGGGATCGTCCACGGCAAGGGTCAGGGCATCGTCGAACTTCTTCATGCCGTACCGGGACGCTGTCTTCACATCGGTTACGACCCCGTCGATCCGGGCATCCATGTGCCCCTTGATGCCACCGATCTCGATCTCACGCTGCTCGTCCTCGACTGTATGTCCTGCCTCCTTGATCAGGAACAGGATCAGGGCCTCCATCAGGTGACCCATCAGGAACTTGATGCGTAGACTGTACGGCATGTCTGATGCAACATCCGGTCTGTTGATGTCGTACCATAGCTGACGGTCTGGTCGTCCCATGTTCGACATACGCAGCGTCTTGGGTTTGGATGCCGGTTCGGAGATAGATCGAAGAACAGCTTCGCGCATATCTGACAGCATGGTCTCGACATTCTCGGGATTAGGGTTGGTGATCCCGAGATCGAACATCATCTGTAGGTCTTGTGGAATGTCTTCGATACGTTTGATTGTACTGTCCTCCGTTGAAATTAGGTGGGGGTGGATGACGGGTACCCCCGGACCCGGACTACTAGGCGGAGAACGATGCCTCGTTCCCGATTGCTGCAAGTTCAGCCATCGGGTCCGGTGTTGACCCTGCATAACGCACAAGATCAACAACCTGAACCGCATTGAAACGGGCCGAGGTTGTACCGTACTTCTTGGAGTGTGAAGCGAAGTACACCACGTTCACCGTGGAGCCATTACCGATGAGAGTACTCTTCGGAATGACGTTCATATCGGCGTCAACGACACGAGGCTCGAAGGGAACCTCGATTCGATCTCCGTCTGGATCGTCGGGATTGCTCTCCCAGACAGTCGGCGGGTGCCGGAAGGTAATGCACGGGGTGTACTCCTTCTTGGCGTGATCGTGAAGAATCTTGTCGGCCAGACCTTGGGCGGTCAGTTCGGCAATGTCGTCAACAGACAACGGACCAATATCAATAGAGTACTGGTAGTTGTCGGGGTACTTCGGGCTGTTGGCGGCTTCGTGAACCTTGGCCCAGTGAGCAGTTCCAGTAAGTGTAGGCATGATGTTTTCCTTTAGGTTTCTGGGGGTGTGCGAGGCCCCTCTGTATCGCACATCTAACTTCTATCAGGTTACTGATCAGAAGTCAAACCTTTCTTGATGACGATGTATGTCATCCATGTGTTCTGGTTCTTCCAGCTTCGGTGGGGCGGTGTAGAATTCTAGGACACGCCGTATCTCGGCCACGGGCACATCAATGTACCGGTGGACATTGCTGTTGATGCAGTGGTGCAGGGCTGCTGCCACCACCTCGTCTACCCATTCGTCATCGAGGTCGATCTGTACTTTCATCAGGTTTCTCCAGTTGGTTGATAGCCATGTTGTAACAATCTGCACGGACGATGAACCCGTTGTCCCCGTCCTGCTCACCGCGACGCAGAAATCTGGCGTCCTCGATGTACTTCTTTTTGTCGTAGTGGCCCAGCACCCACGCCCTGCTGTTATCATAGTGGACACGACAGAAGATGTAAATGTCGCAGTCCTGTCGTGGATTAAAATCCGCCACCGAACAATCGTAGTAATCCATCGGCGGGGTACTGGTCCTCTTTGTCTTGACGTCTGCTGTCCGTCCGTCAGGGAGGATCAGATCGTACTGGTAGGTGTGCTTGATCTCGCCGCCGTAAACACGACACGCTGCGATCTCCCCAAGGAACCCGGCAACATTACCGCCACCAGCCTCGATTGAGTTGTTTAGTTTCCCCATCTCAGCAGATCGTTTAGACGCTAAACTACGATCTTCGTCTGTGAGTTTTATCAGCTGCATTAGTGTACGTCCGACCAATTGTTGCCTACCTTCCAGTCACAGTCGAGTGGGCAGTTAAAGGATAGCTGCTCGGCCACTGCCTGTATAGCATTCTTTGAGATCAATCCGATCTCCTCGGGATCGAGTCTGGCGTCAGCCTCAATGCAAAGTTCGTCGTGGATCATGGCTACGATGTCAGCACCCGGCGGTAACGCCTCGTGGACGTTGATCAGCCACTGCTTGGCGATGACCGCAGCACATGATTGGAGCAGCGTGTTCAGGGCTGCATGTTCTGAGCGGACTCGGACGTGTCGTCCGTCGATGCCACGGACTGTGCCTGATACCGCCTGTCCGGCAACTCTTCGCTGTAGGTTCGCAAATGACGGCATACCACGGAGATATCGTTCTCTAATTGCAGCACCAGCATCTGCTCCGCCTCCGATAATTGTTCCCAGCTTTGCGTTTCCCGCCCCGTAAAGCAGTGCGTACGTGAAAGTTTTTGCTCCAGATCGTGTAGGCAATCCAGCAAGGTGTTGAGTTCTTGTGTGAACGTCTCCATGAATCAGTTCCTCTGTGTAGTCCTTGTCGTTGAGGTAGTGGGCAAGGCATCGGAGTTCGATACCTGCAAGGTCAGTGCCGATGAGTTGTCGTCCCCCCGGGACAGTCCAGCACGACCGGCACTCCATGCCGTACTCGGATTGTGGTCCCGGCACCTGCTGTAGATTCGGGCTGGTGCAGGACATGCGGTGGGTGATGGCACCCAGTGTCAGGTAGCCGCAGCGGACACGACTGTCCCTGTCTACCTTGTCGAGCCATGAGGATACCTGTGCCACCCGCTTCTGGAGCATCAGGTAACGGGCAATCTTCTGGGCAAGGGGTAGGTCAATGGTGGACAGCGTGGCCTCATCGACGATGGGCTGTCCCTTATCGGTGTGTTTCTGTGGCACCCATCCCTGTCGCATCAGACGGTCGGCAATCTGCTGACGACTTGCAAGGTTGAATGTCTGCCACTCGATAGCTGTGTGCTGTCCCGTGCCGGGACCTCCACCATCACAGACAGATGGATCGTTGAGATGTCGAAGCCCGACAGATGACAGGGTGCCGTCCTTACGATACTTGGGAACAACAAGGCGACGAGGCTTGGGAATGTCGGGCATATCGGCCAGAACATCTGCCTCGATCTCGGCAACTTCATTCGACAGGGTGGCGACAAGAGTTGCCGCCCGTGGCTGATCGAGGTAGTAGCCGTGATCCTCGACCGAGTTCATCACGGCACGGACACGATGCTCCATAGCAATGGCGGACTTCCACGACGCACCGCCAGCAGCCCTGTCCATCTGGTACGCCTCGCCCTGTAGGTGCTTCAGGACACGGTGTGTCAGGTCCACGTCCTGTCGGCAGTACTCGATCATCTCGGCTGTCGCCCCAAGGCTCCAGTCGTGGAAGTCGATCTTGGCATCATCGAGTCTGGCACCCCATGCACGGAGACTGTGTCCGCCGGGACGATCAGGCCAGAGAAGCTGACTGATCAGCATGGTGTCTCGAACCTTGGCGAGATCGAGGTCGGCGTCCAGCAGACGATTGATCACCGGGATGTCGAAAGCAATACCGTTCTGTGTGTAAATCCAGTCGAAGGACCGGAGGTAGTCGGGCAGTTCTGCCATGTTCTCCGATGTAAATGTCCGCCGATCCTCGGTACCTACCACACGGGTACAGGCTACATGAATGACCGTAGCATCGAGGTCATCCGTCTCAATGTCTACAATAACGTCGGTCATGTCGGTGTCTCCTTCATGTTGCGCCCTACGCGGTGCGCGGCTCGATGGTAAAATCCGCAGTGAAGTCCGCCAGTGGTGAGTTGTCGGATACAGGTGTGTCGTCATGGTGGCCATTCTGTCCCGGTTCGCCAGTCTCTGTCAAGCGACCTGTTGTCTTGTCGTAGTACAGGTAGGTGGCAGGTCCGGTGATACCGGAGAACCGATTCTTCAGGACACGGACAGTCGTTGTGTTCCGAAGCACCTCGTTCTCAGCCTGTCCGTTACGCTCCAATCCGATGACCATGTCGGATAGCTGGGCGATGGCGGCAGAGCCTCGCAGCTGTGACAGGCTGGTAGCTGCACCATCCTCATGGCCCTGACCCTGCGGTCGGCGGAGGTGCGACACCATGATCAGGCTGATACGTAGTTCCTGTACCAACATACGCAGCTTGGTGACGATCTCGTCGATGGCCTTACGTTCGTCGCCGTTCTCCTGACTGGAGACAACGATGGACAGATGGTCGAGGACGATGTACTTGCAGTCCATAGCCTTCGCCATGTGTCGTACCCTGCCGATGATATTCTCTAACGTGTTCGACCCGAAGCTGTCGTAGAGGAAGATGCGGTCTGTCCCCAACGTCTGGTCGAATGCCAGCCGCAGTTCCTCTGGTGTCTTCTCAGTGTCGGGCAGGTGGAGCGGCTTGTTCGCAGCCATCGACATAAAGCCAAGGGCTGACCGCTTCGTGGATTCTTCGAGGAACATACATCCGATGTTATCTTCCGTCACGTTGAGAAGGTGGTACATCAGTTCGCGGACGACGGCAGACTTGCCCAGCCCTGACCCGGCTGTCAGCGTGACCAGTTCACCGACACGGATGCCGTAGGTCATCTCCTGTAGGCCGGTGTACGGATACTCTACTGATGGGGTGTCGTCATCGGTGGAGACCAAGTCCCAGAGTGACGAGCCTCGGACGATGCCTTCCGGGGTGAAGGGCTGTGCGTTCCACCAACGTCGGGTGTAGTCCTCGACCTTACCCCCGGCCAGATACTCACCGACATCCTTCAGTGGGGCGAGGTTGACCACCTTACATTTGTTAGGCTCGAACAGATTGGCAACGTCCTCGGTGGCACGTTTACCTGCATCGTCATTGTCGAAGGCCAGATAGATTTCCTCGAACGTGTTCAGGTATTCGAGGTTCTCCTTGACAGCCTTGACCCCGGTGGCTGACGGCATCCCGACGGTGGGCCACTTGGCCCCATTCATCTGGTGTGCGGCCATCGTGTCGATCTCGCCCTCGCAGATGGTGATTGTCTTACCACCGCCGGGGAACAGGTGCATCCCGAACAGGGCTGTCTGCCCGTTACCGTCCCATGAGAACGTCTTGTTTCTGGAGTACCGCGTCTTCACCCCTGTCAGGGCACCGTCGCCGTTGCGGTACGGGTACAGGTGGCGGTCGTTGACGTTGTCGATACGGACTCCGAACTTCTCGACAACTGCTGCTGAAATCTTGCGGTCTGCAAGGACGCCGCAGGTCAGGCCGTTGAGCATATCCTCCAGACGGGAG